GTGTATATGTCATAAGGGATACCACAGAGTAAGGTTAAACCTTAACGGCACTGGAAAGAATAAAACAATTCATAGGTTAATGGCTGAAGCGTTTATACCAAATTTATACAATCTTCCAATGGTAAATCATATTGATGGTAATAAATCAAATAACGCAATAAGTAACTTAGAGTGGTGTACAGCTAAGAACAATTCTGAACATGCTAGGGATAATAATTTAACAGCAAATCTAAAAGGTGAAAAACACCCGAGGTCTACCATAGATGATATACAAGCTCTAACTATAGAAACATTTTTCAATAAAGATAAAAGTAGTAGAAAATACACAGCTAAACAATTGAGTAAATTTTTTAATACTAGCAGGGGTGTTGTTGCCTCTGTGTGGTGTGGTTCAACTAGGAAACATCTTGGATTTCAAAAAAACAACTAAACAATCAGAGGCTATCCCCGTACTTGCTGGAAATAAATATTCAGCCCTGTACGGGGGCTCGTGATCTAGATCTGGCAAGACATTTATAATTGTATATGCGCTAATAGTTAGGGCATCTATGTGCAAATCTAGACATGCTATAGTTAGAAGAACATTTTCATCTGTTAAGAGATCTATATTTCTAGACACGTTACCAAAAGTACTTTCTATATGTTTCCCAGATCTTCCAGTAAAATACAATAAAACAGATTATTATATTACGCTACCGAATGGATCTGAAATATGGTTGTGCGGTCTAGACGATTCTAGGGTTGAAAAAATACTAGGCATGGAATTTAGTACAATATACTTTAACGAGGCATCAGAGTTAGATTATTCAAATATACAAACAGTAATATCTAGACTTGCTGAGAAAAACAAACTAACAAAAAGAGTGTGGTTTGACTTTAATCCACCAGCTAAGAGTCACTGGAGCTATTGGTTGTTCATCAAAAAACTAGACCCAATAGAAAGTGAACCGCTTGTAGATGCGGAAAACTACGGTCACATGCTAATGAATCCACGTGATAACCTAGAAAACATAGATGAAGAATATATAAAAATACTGGAAAACATGCCAGAGAAGGATAGGGAAAGGTTTTTAAATGGAAACTTTTCAGAATCTGATGATGGTGCAGCTTACTATGCGTTTGATAGAGAGTTACACGTTAAAGAAATGCAAAAATCACATGGCACAATATTTATAGGTCTAGATTTTAATGTTCAGCCAATGACAGGTGTTATAGTTCAATATGTTAACGGTCAATTCTATGTATCAGATGAAGCGTTCTTAGAAAACAGTGATACCTACAAGATGTGCAATCACTTACTAACTAAAGGTTATAGAGGTACAGTTATACCCGATAGCACAGGTAGGAATAGGAAAACATCTGGAAAATCAGATCATCAAATACTAAAAGAACATGGCTTTCAAATACCTCACGTGCAAAACCCTTTTGTTACTGACAGGGTAAACAACGTAAATAGACTTTTAACAGATAATAGACTTATAATTAACCCTAAGTGCAAAAAGTTAATAGGTGATTTAGAAAAAGTTAGTTGGAAGGATAATAAGTTAGATCAAAAGACCGATCCAATGTTAACTCATATATCTGATGCACTAGGTTACGCACTATGGTACTTAGAACCAATTCAAGGAATGAAAAAGAAAATAGAAACTAACAAATATAGGTAGAAAAAATGGATTTATCAAACCAAATGGATAGAGTAAGACTTCTATCAAACATTAGAAGCGAAAACAATAAGGCTAGAAAACAAGTATCATTCAAATCTTTTGAAGTGCAAAGTGGTAGAATACATCCATTTGTGAAAGATGATTTACTTGGTCAATACAATAGAAACTCAGTGAAAGAAATGCCACTTGTCAGTTCTATTAACGTACAAAAGAGAGTGGTAGACGCAAAGAGTACTATCTACAAGCAAAAGGTAACTAGAACATTCACTGAATTAAGCGATGAACAACACGATCAAATGCGGCTTATCTATCGTGATATGTGTGCAGACGCAAAACTAAATCAAGCAAATAAAGGCTACAACTACCAAGATCAAACAATTGGAATGATTGTACCTAAGAATGGAAAACTAATCATGCGTGTGTTTAAGATGCACCAAATAGATGCTATTGTTGATCCAGAAGATCCAGAAAGCTCACTTGGTTTTATTATCTCAACATTTGATAGAACTAATTATGAAGAAATTGATAGCAACAAAAGAGACCATGATACGGCAACTGGCTATAGTGGAAGGTCTTCTCAATCAACTGCAACACAAGATCAAGATTTAGATATTGCAGAAAAATATCAATATCAGAAATACGTTGAAAGGTATCTTGTGTGGTCACCAGAGTATAACTTCTTTATGAATGGTCTAGGTGAAATCATTGATGAAGATGGTGAAGTATCAAGCCCATTAGCAAGTGAAGGCATTATGCCATTCTTTGAAGTGTCAAAAGAAAAAGACTTTGAATACTTTGTAAGACCATCTAACAATCTAACAGATTTTACAATTCAGTTTAATAGTCAATTATCAGACCAGGCAAATGTTATTAAAATGAGCGCATATAGTGTTGCTGTATTAAAAGCACCTAGCGAGTTGCAGCCTGAGATTCAAGAAATTGGTGCAAACGTATTGCTTAAGCTTCCAACAGATGGCGAAAAAGAGAATGGAACTGTTGACTTTGACTTTAAAGCACCAGCAACAAATATGAGTGGAATTGCAGAAGCAATTAATGATTTACTAAATTACTTTATTACAAGTGAAGGGTTGAGTGGTGACACATTAAACTCTAGTGGTGATAGTGACAAACCTACATCTGGCATCGATAGATTCATTAGAGGTATTCAAAAAATTGAAGCTCATAGAGATGATTATGAGAAATTCAGAAAAGCAGAAGAAGATATTTATAGAATCGTAAAAGCTTGGTTAAGAGTTTTACAAGGAAGCGATAAGCTAGATAGAAAATATCAAATATCAGCAATATCAGACAATTCAGAAATTAGAGTTGAGTTTCATAAACCTGAATTGATTCAAACAGAATCAGAAAAACTAACAAACATTCAAACTAAAATGGATATGGGAATTGCATCGAGATTAGACGCTATTATGCTCGATAGAGAAATAGATGATAAAGATGAAGCTAAGAAACTATTAAAAGAGATCGATGAAATGGAAATGCCACAACTAGGAACATTCACACCACCATCTGAAAATGAAGACATGGGATTAGATACAGATAATATGAAAGATGATGAGGATGAAGATGAAGAGTAATAATAAATACTAAGGGAGTATTAAATGATTAACACACTAAAAGAAGTAAAAGAGATTAATGGTAAAGCAATTTGCGTTATGGATGAGCTAAAGGAAAAATTTCCTGAAAAATTTAACGAGTCAGGATCTATGGATTACAAGTGGTTTGAGTCTGAGATTAGACCAAATTTTAATATCTTCTTAAGGCATGATGTTGAATCTATTTCATTTAACATGCTAACTAAGCCAGCTTCCGAAGGTGGAGATATTAACAGATGTCAATGGTCAGACTTAGTTGCTGTTGGGCTTGAGCAATTAAAATATCTCAACAACAAATTCCCATGCAGAGAAAACGATTTAACTATTACCAAGCTAGAAGAGGCGTTAATGTGGAATGACAAGCGCACTCAAGATAGAATTAAAAGAAATGTAGAGGGTGTGGATATAGAATAATGGCAAAACTAGCTGGTAAACAGATAATTACTGTAGATGAAATGAGTCAAGAAATTGATTTGAAAAGATATATTGGCAAAGATCCAACACCAGAGCAGAAAAAACTATTTGCCGAATTAGCTATTGAACAAATAAATCAAAGAACACTAGATGGTAAAACCATTCACAATGGTAAGTTTAAACGCTATTCTAAAAGCTATGCCGACCTAAAAGGTGTTACACGTGACAGTGTTGATTTATTTCTTGATGGTGACATGCTTGGAAGTTTAGACGCAGAAGAAACAAATAAAGGTGTAAAGATAGTGATAGACGGTGATCTCGAAACAAAAAAAGGTTTCAATCATCATATAGGTGATACGCTACCTAAAAGACCTTGGTTTGGCTTAACAACAGAAGAAACAAGAAGAATTGCAGATCAAGTAAAAGATGCGATACCAGAAGAAAAAAGTGAAGGTTTTACTTTAGCTGATCTACAAAAAGCGTTAGCATCACTAGGTTTAGAACAGGTGGATTAATGGCAACTGTTAAGGTTACTGGATTAAAACAGATTCAATCTTCTATTAGAAAGTTCATAACTAAAGAACTTAGAAGAAAAGACTTGCGTGAGAATGTTGGAAAACTTGTTGTTGAAAGCATAAGGTCTAAGAGATTTGGTTCACCAGCAAAGAGCACTAGAAAATGGCGAGAGAGATATGACTCATTAAATACAACACATCCAAGGTATTCAAGAAACAATATTAACATTACATTTACAGGTGAGTTACTTGTCGACCTTGAGAAGAATATTAAATCAAATTCAACTGGAAGTAGATTTCAATATGTAATAGCTCACAGCGATAA